AACAACTCACACAACATATTCAAAACAATTCCATCTCAGAAAAACTGATCAATTTCTCTTGTGAAATCGTACAAAGGTTTAAGCTGATACGAAGCGTCACCCTATATATCTTTAATCATACGAACTTTGTGAGACTTCTGTCAAAAGAATATTTCAAAGAACTATGACAACTACAGGAAGCATTATGATTGGCTCCATGCACATTCCTATTGGAATGCAAAAGGCAGAAAAGAGCGGCAAGACCCTCGCTGATATAGTATACAGTGAAGGACAAAATATTGCACAGAACTTGCAAGCCCACATTCGTGTGGAAAATACAAACAGAGTGCAACAATGCTCTGCGCTTGAGGACCTGATCAACGCATATGAAGAGCAATATGAGGACCATGTCGAGAGAATCGACAAGAAGTTGAAACGCAAGCGAGCTTGGATCACCAGGCGGATGGAAAAGCGAATTGCCCGGAAGCAACCAGCGAAGCCATACGAAGGGCCAGCCAACGACTCAATTGTTGATTCAATTGATGTGACTGAGGAGTACAGAGTGGCCAGCGGAGGAGACGAAGCAACCACGTCTGTACAGACACTTAAATCTCAACTTAAGAGAAGCAGGTGCAAGAAAATCACTGAGAGGAAGTTACAGCTCAGTGAGACACAGATAACAAACCTGATTAGAGCTATCAGTAAGATAGTGAAAAGGAGGGGGGGCACTATCAGTGTCATTGACAAGAGTGGCGCAAATGATATCGAATTGGCGCGTGGGAAGGTGATGGCTAAAGTTTACCACTTGCGTGGCAGGAAGCCACGAATCGATCTCAAAACCCTCAAACATGGGGGTGAAAAGATCTTGGAAGACATTTTTGAGGCCACAGTGCCTCTTACAATGGTGAAAGACGAAACAGTCAAAGCAGGATGTAGTGGTTTCGTTTTCCGGTATGACAAGCTTCATGCAATAAAGAGTAGGGCAAAGGGCAAGTTCTTCATTGTGAGGGGAAGACATGAAGGTAAATTATATGACGCTCGTCTCAAAGTGACCAACAGCATCAGGAACACAATGCACCATTATTCATCGAATGCTAACAAATTCTGGGACGGTTTTGAAAAAGAGTTTATTGGCATCAGATCTAAACCTGATGATGGCCACGAATGCTCACAAGACTACTCTGTTGAAGATTGTGGAAGAGTTGCAGGCATACTTGCGCAAGTGATTGCACCATGCTGGAAAATCACATGCACTAAGTGTGCGCACGCTGATATGATGAGCACCAGTCCGAACTTGGACGAGACGATGCGCTCAAGAGCCATGCAAGCCAAAGAGTTAATTGCGAAAGACTTAGCGCAATTCGACCACGTAGTTTCATTCCTAGATCGTTACATCTTAGCGCTTAGCAGGCGCAACACATCAGTGGATGAAACGATTGAGATTCAGAGACTCATTGGTGATATAAAGACAGATCCATGTGCAAGTTTGAATTTCATGAATGAAACTCTCCAAAGGAGTGATAGACTGAGCAGCGAGGATTTCTCAAAATGCACGAAGTCACTTCTTCAGGTTGTGCGATGGGTTAAAAATCGCACAGACTCCATCAAACAAAATGATCTTAGCAGATTTCGGAATAAGATTTCCGGAAAAGCCTTAATAAATCCTAGTTTGATGTGTGACAACCAGCGTGACAAGAACGGTAACTTTGTCTGGGGTACGCGAGGGTATCATGCCAAAAGATTTTTCAACAACTTCTTTGAGCGTGTAGACTCAACCAACGGATACAAGAAGCATATCGTTAGAACGTTTCCAAATGGCCAGCGTGAGCTCGCAATTGGGAACCTAATTGTATCCACGAATTTCTCTTTGTTACGACAGCAAATGGTTGGAAAATCGGTGGAGAAAGTTGCGCTGACAAAGGAATGTGTTAGCAGGCGAGAAGGGAGTTTCATATATAGCAATTGCTGCGTCACAGATGACTCTGGCAATCCATTGCTATCAGAAATTAAAATGCCAACGAAGAACCACCTTGTCGTGGGGAACTCTGGAGACCCAAAATACGTCGATCTACCGAGCGATGAGAGTGGCATGTTCATTGCCAAAGAAGGATATTGTTATATGAACATTTTCCTTGCTATGTTGATAAATGTTAGTGAGAACGATGCGAAGGATTTCACTAAGATGGTTCGGGATGTTATAGCAGAGAGACTCGGAAAGTGGCCTAGCATGCTTGACGTTGCAACAGCTTGCTTTCTATTAACAGTATTCCATCCCGACACCAAGAATGCAGAACTTCCCAGAATATTGGTCGATCATAAAACGAAAACCATGCATGTCATCGATTCATATGGATCGATGCATACAGGTTATCACATTCTCAAAGCCAATACAGTCAACCAGCTTATCAACTTCGCAAGTGACAACATCGAATCTGATATGATTCACTACAGAGTTGGTGGCATGCCAACAAAGGATGCGCATGCAGTGAAGAAATTGACGCGATGCGTTATGCATGCGGAAGCGCTTAAGCACATGCTATTGGAGGAGCCGCACATAGCATTCTTTGGCCTCGTCTCACCGAGCATATTGATTGCACTGCACTCGAGTCCTTCCTTGGAAAATGTGATTAACCATTGGTTGAGCAGAAATGAGGGAGTTGGAATTTCGCTTCTCAAGTTGCGTTCGCTTACCGAAAAAGTGTCGCGGGCCAGATTTTTGAAGGACCAGCACTCACTAATTCTCACATCAGCAAGTGCAATGCTCAAGAGTCTGCAGGATAGTGATTATGTCAGCTATGAAAAGGAGCGAGCACATACATTTATATTCGACAATTGTGGAGAAATTCGAATCAGACCAGCAATTGATCAGAGATGGTTTGTTTTGCGTAGCGATGAAGAGCTCATAGCTATCGAAAAAAACTATCAAAAAGAATTGAAGGACTCCTACAACGCATTAAACTTGTCGGAAAGATTGCGAGTGGGCTGGCGGTCTGTAAGATATTCAAGCTTATTCGAAAAATTCACAATGATGGGCGCTGTGAGCGATTTGAAAGAAACAGCAGAGCTCTCATGTACATATGGTTTGAGAAAGGTGCGGACAGCAGGCGGAGCAGTGGTTACACTATGTCGTAAAGCATCAGCTAACGCCTGTAGTGCAGCTTTGAAAACTTTCGCAAATGTTGTATGTTCGACTATCAGCTATATGATACCGGACATTGTCAAGTTTATGAATGTCTTGGTCGCTATCAATCTCTTGCTAGCCGTGTTTAACAAACTCAGAAGCATTGCAGACCAGCATCGCACAATGAAAGCTAGACAAGCGGCAACAGATGAGTACGTTCAGGTTTGCGAGATTGGTGAGATATACGAGCGGCGCAGATCAACCACGGGACATTTCCCGACCTTTGATGAAGTTCGCGAGGAAATTTCAAAGTGCAACCACAAATTGTTGCCAACATTCGAAAGAGTTTATGGCTCAACAACAGAGTATGAAAGTAAGAGTGCCGAAAGTCAACAATACGAAAAGTCACTCGCTTTCGTAGCTCTTCTACTTATGGTCTTCGACTCTGAGCGAAGCGATTGTGTCTACAAAGTGCTGTGTAAACTGCGCGCACTAACAAACATTTGTGGTGAGCGAGTGCAGTACCAAAGTCTCGACGACTTCGAGAATGTGGCGGATGATAAGAAATTGACAATAGATTTCGAGTTGTCGAGCGAGATGCAATCACAATCTACAAGCGGAGACATGATGTTCACAAAGTGGTGGGACATACAAGTTCAGACTGGTCGAACGGTTCCACACTATCGTTGCGAGGGTGAGTTCAGTGAATTCACGCGCGAAACGTGCGCTGAGATCGCGAACAAAATTGCGCACTCAGCCCAAAAGGAGTGGATAATCCGCGGTAACGTAGGGTCTGGTAAATCAACGGGATTTCCCAAGGCACTTAGTAATCGTGGGAGAATTTTGGTCCTTGAACCAACACGACCTCTAGCTGAGAACGTTTGCAGGCAATTACGTGGGGAGCCATTCTTTGCATCACCAACCTTGAGGATGCGAGGCTTGTCGTCATTTGGATCGGATCCGATCACAATTATGACAAGTGGTTATGCATTCGCGTTCTTTGCGAACAACCCACTCAAGCTCAAGGAATTTGATTTCGTTCAAATGGACGAATGCCACGTTGTTGACGCGAATTGTATGGCTTTTTACTCATTGCTACGCGAATACGAATTCAGTGGAAAAATTTTGCGTACGTCAGCAACACCGCAAGGAAGAGAATGCGACTTTCATACTCAATACCCAGTCGCCATGCACAAAGAAGAGCATTTAAGTTTCGAGAGTTTTGTTACAGGGCTAGGGACGGGAGTTGCATACGATGCTTTGGCGCATGGATGTAATATTCTCATTTATGTTGCAAGTTACAATGAAGTCGATACACTTGGGAAGATGCTGACTGACAAGAAGTACCAGGTCACAAAGGTGGATGGGCGAACCATGAAGACAGGGCAGATTTCAATCGAGACTAAGGGGACAGAAGCACATCCACACTTCCTAGTTGCAACAAACATAATCGAAAATGGTGTCACACTCAATGTTGATGTCGTCGTAGATTTTGGAACGAAGGTTGTAGCTGACTACGATATTGACAATCGGAGTATGCACTACACTAAGAAGCCAATCTCGTATGGCGAGAGATTGCAAAGAATGGGGCGAGTGGGTCGTAGAAAGGCAGGGTTTGCACTTCGCATTGGCAGCACGCAAAAAGGAATTCAAGAGGTGCCAGTGTCAACCGCTACGCAAGCAGCATTCAATTGTTTCGCTTACGGTTTGCCAGTCATGACAGCAAATGTTTCAACTAGTTTGATGGCAAATTGCACAGTGCGACAAGCGCAAACAATGAATTGCTTTGAGCTACCGAGTGTGCTAACATACTCACTCGTTGCTAGCGATGGCTGCATGCATCCAGATATCCATGCAATATTGAAGCCTTATAAACTCAGCGAATCTGAAATTTTGTTGCGTGAAGGAGCCTTCAACTTTGAAAGCACAAGCTCTTGGATGACCGTCAGGCAGTACAATCGGATCGGAATGCGGTTAAATCTTCCCGACGACACAAAGATACCATTCCTCACGCGAGACGTGCCGGAGGGAGTGTACGAGAGAATATGGCAAGTGGTGCTTCAAGTTAAAGCGAAAAACGGCTGTGTTAGAATGAACTCCTACTCGGTCGCTAAAGTTGCGTACACGCTTAAGACGGACGTTAACTCAATTGACACAAATCTACAGTGCGTGGAATCGCTTTTGCAAGATGAATACGCGAAGGAGGCACAAATGCAGAGTTTGAGCACAATCGTCAAGCAAGGGAGCAGCATATCAATGCTGAGTGTGATTAATATGATTAAGCATCGGTATGCAAAGAACCACACCAAGGCCAACATTGAGAAGCTGACAGCCGTTAGGGATCAACTGCGAGAGTTTCGCAATATCTCAGCAAATGGCATAACCGATGAGATAATTGCAGCATATCCTAAACTTGAAAGCGTTATGTATCAAGGGAAGGACGCACTGGCAAATTTCTCTGGCGTTCAAGGGAGATGGAATGGATGGCTGATAACGAAAGATCTTCTCGTTGTTGGTGGAGTAAAAGCCGGAGGTTTTTGGCTTTTATACAGCAGCTTTATTCATCGCATGTCGGAGCGAGTGGAGTACCAAGGAAAGAATAAGACCAAGAGACTGCGTTTTCGAGATGCAAGAGATCGAAAGATGGGAAGAGAAGCATACGGTGACGATGGTACTATTGAACATTACTTTGGTTCAGCGTATACAAAGAAAGGCAAAGAAAAGGGTTACACTCGCGGTATGGGCAGTAAGGGCAGTAAGGCACGGAAATTCAACACCTTCTACGGGTTCGATATTGACGAGATTAGTCTTATACGATATTTGGACCCGCTTACGGGAGTTACGTTGGACGAGCAACCTTATACTGATATCGCTATAGTGCAAGAGCATTTTGGCAACATCAGACAGAAGATGGTTTTGAGTGATGAATTGGATCCGCAAAAGATTATTTCAGAGCCAGGCATTCAAGGGTTTGCCATTCGAGATGGTGCGAAAAAGGTGCTCAAGCTCGATTTGACACCTCATAATCCTCTGAAAGTGTGTGATCGTTTCTCAACAATCGCTGGCTTCCCAGAGAGAGAATCAGAGTTGAGACAAACTGGTAAAGCAGTTGAAATTGATCGATCTGAAATCCCAAAGCCGTCCAAAGCCCAAGTTGAGTATGAAGGGAAGACCGCGATGAAAGGACTGCGCGATTATAATGGTATTGCATCATGCGTGTGCGTCGTGAACAACTTCTCGGAGGGAGGCAGTAGTGAGATGCATGCAATTGGCTACGGTTCTTACCTGATCACCAATGGGCATTTCTTCAGACGAACCAATGGCCACATGACCATCACGTCCCACCATGGAGAGTTTAAAGTTCATAACATCAGGCAACTGAAAATATTTGGCATCCCCAAAAAGGACATGGCCTTAATCAGACTGCCGAAAGACTTTCCTCCATTCCCGATGAAATTGAGGTTCCGAGAACCAATTGCTGGTGAGAATGTCGTGCTAGTTGGAAACAACTTTCAAGAGAAATACATCAGTAGCATGGTTTCTGAATCTTGCCACACATACCCAAGGGATAATGGCGGATTTTGGAAGCACTACATCTCAACGAAGCAGGGTTCGTGCGGGCAGCCCTTGGTCTCAGTGGAAGACGGGTTTATTGTTGGGATCCACGCTTTGCACAGCAATGAAAGCAGCGTCAATTATTACACGAATATAATTGATGGATTCGAGAAGAACATCTTAAGCAAACTCGTTGAACTGAAATGGGAGATGAACTGGGCGTACAATCCCAATAACGTCTGCTGGGGCAGCTTGAACATTCCAGAACAAGCACCAGTCGCCTTGTTTAGACCAGAGAAAATTGCACGAAGCATACATGGGGAATTGGTCATTGAACAAGGTAAACGGGATCGTGATGCATGGCTATACAACTCGCTCGAGCACAACCTCAAGGCAGTGGGTCAGCTCGACACAAATTTTGTCACAAAGCACGTCGTTAAAGGAAGATGCCCTTTATTTGCACTATACCTAGACGCCCATCCTGAAGCTAAAGTTTTCTTTAAGCCTCTAATGGGATTCTATGGGAAGAGTGCTCTTAATAGGGAGGCGTACATCAAGGACATCATGAAGTATTCGAGCGTTATTGATGTTGGACGAGTTGACACAGACGCGTTTGAAACAGCAGCATCCAATGTTTTCCACTATATAAACAATAGTGGATTCGTGGAAACTACTTTTGTGACAGACACTGACGCGATTTTCGGTTCTCTCAATATGAAAGCAGCAGTTGGAGCTTTGTATAAAGGAAAGAAAAGCGAGTACTTCGAAGGCTCGACGCTTCATGATAGAGATGTATTATTGCAAGAGAGCTGCAAAAGGTTGTATTTTGGCCAAATGGGAGTGTGGAATGGAAATCTCAAAGCCGAGTTGCGACCAGTTGAGAAAATTCGTGAAAACAAGACAAGGACATTCACAGCCGCTCCGATTGAAACATTGCTTGGGGCGAAAGTTTGTGTTGATGACTTTAACAATCAGTTTTACGATCATCACACAGAGTGTCCATGGACTGTTGGAATTTCAAAGTTCTATGGTGGATGGGACAAACTTATGCGCAAGCTGCCTGAAGGCTGGATTTACTGTGATGCAGATGGCTCACGGTTCGATAGCTCTTTGACACCATATCTCATAAACAGCGTCCTGCAAATTCGACTTATGTTTGCCGAGGATTGGGACATAGGGCGTGAAATGCTCAAGAATTTGTACACCGAGATTATGTACACGCCGATCGCAACACCAGATGGTACCATTTACAAGAAGTTCAGGGGGAATAACAGCGGGCAACCTTCAACGGTTGTAGATAACACACTGATGGTGTTCATTTCACTCTTATACTCGCTTGAAAAGAGCGGAATTGACACTGAAAATTTTGAGGAATTCATAGTCTTCTTTATCAATGGCGATGATTTGATAATTGCAGTTCGACCAGACATGGAGAAGCAAATTCTTGACCCAATGAGTGACAACTTTTTGAGTTTGGGCTTGAACTACGATTTCTCAAATAGGGTGAAGGACAAAAGCGAACTGTGGTTTATGTCGCATCAAGCAGTGCTCAGTGAAGGCAAGTACATACCGAAATTGGAACCAGCACGAATAGTGTCCATTCTGGAGTGGACAAGGAGCAAGGAACCGGAGCACAGGTTAGAGGCAATATGCGCTGCGATGATTGAAGCATGGGGGCACGACGATCTGCTTATGGAAATACGGAAGTTTTACGCGTGGATCTTAGAGCAAGAGCCATACAGCCATCTCGCAAAAGAAGGTAAGGCACCATTTATTTCTGAACTAGCACTACGGCAACTTTATTTGAATAAAGGAACTAAAAGTAGTGAATTTCTTGAATATCTTGATGCTTTATGCGAGATGGATGAATGTGAGACATCCGAGGACGAATCGGAAAGCGTGTGTTATCAAGCGGATGACACCATCGATGCAGCAGAGAAGAAGCCCAAACAGCAAAAGAGTGAGGAGAAGAAACCGGAGGTTGCAGACGTTGTTATACCCCGGGAGCCGGATAGAGATGTTAACGCTGGATCTAGTGGAACTATAAAGATTCCGCGTGTTCAGCAATTGACATCGAAGCTCGATTTACCAAAGTTTCACGGTAAACCAGCTTTGAATCTGCAACACCTACTCACATATAAACCGTCTCAAGTGAACATTTCGAACACACGTGCAAGTTTGGCACAATTTAACACATGGTTTGAGGCAGTTCGAGACGCTTATGATGTGAAAGATGAGGATATGACGGTCCTCATGAATGGTTTGATGGTTTGGTGCATCGAGAATGGGACTTCACCCAATATCAATGGAAATTGGTATATGATGGACGGTGATGAGCAATTGGAGTACCCACTCAAGCCAGTTGTTGAAAACGCCAAGCCAACATTGCGGCAAATCATGGCGCATATGAGCAATATAGCCGAAGCCTATATTGAAATGCGCAACTCTGAGAGACCATACATGCCGCGTTACGGTCTCCAACGAAATTTGACAGATATGAGCTTAGCGCGTTATGCCTTTGATTTCTATGAAATCACATCCAAAACGCCAGGGAGAGCAAGGGAGGCTCATATCCAGATGAAGGCAGCAGCCCTCCGAAATGCCAGCACACATCTATTTGGTTTAGATGGGAATGTTGGGAATGCTGCAGAGAACACAGAAAGGCACACAACGGATGATGTTGACGTCAATACTCATTCGTTTACAGGAGCCAGGATGCGTTGATTGTGTGTGTGATCACTCTCAGCGCTTGTGTTTGATGACGTATTACTTTTAGATAAGCAAAGATAGTCTTTCTTTTAGAGTGGTTCTACCACCTATATCTTTCATGTCTCTTATGTATATGTGCTTTCATTTAATGCGCCAGTGAGGTTTACCTTCAGGTTAAATGCGA